ACTTTTTGTAGTGCAATATCTTTGAAACTACTTGTTTTATATGTTGAAGGAATGTACTTGAGGTTTTCTTTGTAGGATCACCTCGAACACGATAGTGTTTTGAGTACTCCCTTAACGAATCTCGTAGTTGAAGAAGAAAATCCGACACTTCGTAATCACGACATTTTTTAATGCTAGTGTTGAAGTGTTCAGTAAGAAGAGATACTGTCGAATCAAACCTGATCGGTTTGTTCACTTGAACATTCATAAACTGAATCAAACCAGTTTTCTGGTTTGCAGCCCATGGATGAAAAGCTTTCGCTAATTCATGTTCTCTCTCTTCCCTTCTGATAGTTACAAGTGGTAGAGCTTCTGGTTTATTCCAGAAATACTCCTCCACTCCAACCATCCTATCTCCTAGAGATAAGCCTTCGGGATTATAACCTAAACCAACAGGTTCAGGAATGGAAGCAAAGATTCTATTTCGGTCCTATATTTCTTAGGGACTAATTTCAAACCTTTTAATCCATACTGACGAAGAGAGGATATGGCATCTTTTGGATTCCAATCCTTCCACTTTTCAATTGGTAAAGGTCCTTCTTTACATATAATCCTCCCAGCAAATTCGGATACCACATCAGAAGATAAAGATTTAATTTCTGATATGGGACACCCTAATTTACGGAGATGGTTTCGGTAATGTCTGGCTAGATCTTGATCAAAGATAGCAACATCATCACCGAGAACAACAAAACAGTTCTCCAATCCTAGGTCCAACTCTATAGATCTTAATAATAACCCATGAGTAACGGCAAAAACCGCGAAACTGGGATAAAGACCTAAAGGTTGGCCTTTCTTCCACGAGATTTTGAACGGTTGATTAAAAACTTTGAGATCGGGCCTTCTAGGCACGTTCCATTTAGCTTTTGATACTTCCATGAATAGATTGAGTGTTTGTAGGATTTCGTCGTTAGGCGTTGAATTACCCGTCACAGATTTTTGTACTGGTATAGGACTAATTAATAGCCGTTTGATTGTGTCGTATTGAACACTCAATGGAAATTGGTTGGTCGCATCGCTAAGATCGATCGTGTGTACTATGTTGCCCTTCTTTAAGTTATCAACAACACGCTGTATTCCTCGTGTTTGATCAAATGTACAATCCCAGGGACAGGAAGTCCTTAGGAAATCAAAAAGTGCATTTCCTAACTTAGAAAGACTAGCTTGGTGTACTCTGTACGGATTGGCTATAGCCCTTAGTTTTCCACCCTTTTCCTGAATAAAACCTATCCTACCAACGAAAGTTGATGGACAAGGCTTATCAGATTTACGCATACCCATTCTTACTAATTTTGGATCATCAGGGAACAAAGAAATTCCTAGTGATTTTGAAAAAGGGATTGGATAGAGACGTAATAAATCTTTATGAAAGGGGTCGTCAAGAACTTTTAGATGTACATCAATCAATACTTCGTTCTCTCTCTTGGTAATCAAACCAGAGGCTCCGACTTTGATAATAGGAGCTCTCTTGTTAGTGTTAATCCAATCCTCAATTGAGGAGTAATTAGCAGTTTTCCAACAAGATTGAGCGCAGTATTGGATTTCAGGTTCAAAGTTGATTGTATCTTCTTGGATAGAAGGTACAGGGTCAACTACAGAATCATGGAATTTCTTCCATTGTACTTTACTAATAGTCTTTAAAGTTATTCCGGAATAGATCATTAAAGTGTTTAAAGCTTTAAGTCTACCCTTGTAACTTAATAAACGAAAAAGCGGCCGGAAAGCACCTTTTGGTGTGCCATCCTTATGCATATGAAAACCAGTAACTTTTGAAGATAAATTGGT